TAAAAATTGCAAGAACCCTCCAAATAAACGATTTTAATGCGGTTCGAATTTTTGTTTCTCTGTACAGTGGTGCCATCAATTCCCTAACGTATGAAGCTCCTATGAGTATACCTCACAGGAGCTTCAGTGTCAAGGGTTCTTTTTACTTTGTTTCCAATCTAACCAGAAGCCGGCGCCCACCATCAGGTGCATCACCAGTGACGCAAGGTACTCGTGGAGCGTGCCATAATCTACAAAATGCAAATGCACATGCCCCAAAACCCAAAAAGGTATAGCCATTTGCTGACTATACCAGATTAGGAAGAACTTTGCAAATTCTTTCACATCTTATGGCTGCGAGGGGGCATTCATGGCGGCGAACTGCTTGGAGAACTCTGCTCCGCCCTGCCATTTGCGTGTCATGGGCGCCAACCCTTGGATTACTATTTCAGCGCCACCCACGATCGGACCAATTACTCCAAGCCACTTTTTAACATCAGCTGCCGATGAGGCCACTTTCTTAAGAAGCTCTGGTCCAATGAGATCTTTCGCTTTAGAAACAAAAAACTCTTTTATTTTCTGGACTGCCGGGAGCTTTTTAAGAATTGCTTGAACTTCCTCAGCAGACTTGTCCTTGATGGCAGCGATAACAGAGGCCAAATTAAGTTTCTCCAGAGTCTCGGTAATCTTTCTCACTACCACATATAAGGCTGCACCCACGAGCCCCTTGCGCCAAGATTCTTGCATTCCCGCGTAAGCACTCACTAACTTCTCAAACATTTGTCCTGGAGTGGGAATCCCGATGGATTTTAATATATCCAGGGCGACCTTGATCGGTTGGAACATGGTACGCCTCATATTCTTATTCATTATTGTCAAAAAGCCCTTAAGTTTCGAAGGGTCCTGAATCACTTGCGTTAACGTAGTGAAGAAGTCTTTATAGGGCTTAGCTTTATCGGCTATAAAGCCCTTGACTGACTCAATCCATCCCTCTAAAATAAGCTGTTCCTGTAGGATCTCTTCTGTTAAGAGTATAGAATAGGGATATGACTCCTGAAGAGGAATCTGAATGCCCAGAACCCTTGAAACATATTCGGGATTAGATAGAAGCGCTTCCCGGGCTTGGAAGGTTCGCCAGTTCTCTAATAATAGTTGCATTTTTACTTTTTGCGGTACTTCTCGATCATATCGGTCCACACGGCGCTGAGTTTTTGGGCCTTATCGAGTGGCGCGCCCTGTGCGATATTACCTACTTTTGCGGCGGCGGTAGCCTGCCGTTGCAGTCCCGTAAAGACCTCCCTCTCAGTATCGCTGACACCAGTAGCAGTTGCCGCTTTGGTGTTGGCTTTTATGGCGCCGCTGTCACGGACATCGGCCTGGCTTGTGCGTCCTAGTGCTGCCTCGTCTAGATCTACCTCAACTTCTTCGCCGGGGAGTCCTTGCTCGAAAGCATCAGCCAAGGCTGCAAGCGCCTGTTCTTCTGTGAGGCCGGCCTCTACTAGTCCTTGCGTAATCTCATCGGGGGATTGTCCAACCCTTGTTGCGTTGATAATATACTCAACGACTTCGTCGTTCTCGTCGGGAAGGGGCTCCTCCTCCCACTCGTCGTCGCGATAAGCCGGCTCAGCTAGTGGTCCGTTGCCAGACATTGCTGACTCCTTGACGAACCTCTTCCAGTTTTCCATTATTAGTTTCATTGTTTCTATTCTTGTTCGAAGCCCGGGAGACCAATCTGTTCGCCGCGGCTAGCCCCTCCGGTACGTCGACGCGCTTCTTTCTCAGCCTCAATCTCGTCGCGGTATTTGGGGTCATCGGGCTCAAACTCGTCCTGTCCGATCTGGGACCAAAATATACCCTGAATCTCCCACATCTCGTCAATAACGCCTGTCTCATCGTCCTGCAGTCCGGCGGCTGCGGCGAGTTCGGCGCTGGTCATATTTCGGAGCGCGTCCTCGTCCCTGAGTTTGGTCCACAAAGCATTGAGCTTCTTTGCGCCGGTGCTCAGTTCAGCCTCCCAGTAGGCCTCATTAAGAAACTTGCGCCAGTTCTCTGTGATTAATTGGTGGCTTTTAAAACTTGAATATTTGCTCATGGTTGTGTCTCCACTTATAAATAGTCTTATTCTTTATCTACGTCGTAGAAATCCTCGGCATTGCCCTCGCGGACATCAAACTTACGAATGATCTGCTCATCCATAATCTCGAACACTCGGTTCCTAAACTTCTCGTCTTGAAGCTTTGATACCCAATGTGCGCTCTGGAACTTCTCTTCAGTCCCATCCTTGTGGACCAACGCAAACCATGCGCCGGCTTGCTTAAGACTGTCGGCTCCCTTGATCGCTTCCAGCCAACTCTCCTGATCTTGGATACCAACGTCGTCAGTACCCCATAGGATCTTGAACGCGCAGTTGCGGCCTTGGGTGCCAAAGCGAGACTTCTCAAGCTTAACCTTCACTTCCGAACCGATGCGGAAACCACTTTCATCCTCGATGAAAGCAGACTTCGCCTTACGCCCCGTCAGCCAGATGCGGAGAGAATATACATAATGCATAGCCTTGCCGCCTGGAGTAATATAGGGTGTCGTCATTGCAACGATACGTGCGTTCGGTCCCTGTGGAATATTTGTCTTCAACTGGTTGAGAACCAGGAAGGCCGACTTTGTATTCGCAATGGGGATTGTTAGTTTAGACATTCCCTTTGAGAGAATGCGTGCCTTCATTGCCATGGTGGATTGAGGGTTAAAGTCCCCCTCCACATCGGAGACGGTAGGAGTCAGAGCCAACGAATCCCAGATAAACAGTGTTCTTTCGGCGCCCGAATTAAGGACGCTTTCGACTGTTTCTAGAACGTGTTCCACCGATTGGGCCTGGACATAGATCAGATCATCTAGATTACATCCGGTACGTTCTAGGAATCCTGGGTCAATCGCTGACTCTGAATCCATATACACCACCGTCATGCCCATCTTCTGGGCATTGGCTGCACACTGCGCGGCCATGAAAGACTTGCCGGTTGATTCAAGACCTGCAATCTCCGTGAACTTGCCAACTGGTATGCCACCAAGCTGACCGCGACAGACAATGGAATCCAACCACCGAGAACCGGTGGGGATCCATTCTTTAACTTCTGTAGGATTTGCTTCCTTCAGATTGTGGGCGACATTCACGCCCGAAGTTTTGTTGATTAAGGTTCGCAGACCCTCTATTGAGATTTTACCTGCTTTAGACTTACTTTTTGCCATAAAGGCCTCCGTATTTATAAGAAAACTCTTCCATCATATCGCGCTGCAGAACAGCAACCTGCTTACTAAGCTCTTCAACCTCGTGACGAGTCTCCAGCAGCAACAAAAATGTCACCGCTAGTGCAACCGTCAGTAAGCCAACGAACATTGCTCCCCCTCGGCCCTAAACCGAAAGGGTCAGCAAACCATCTTTAGTCTGCACCACTACATCAAACGCAGACACAAAAATATCGGCTGCGCTATTGAGGCTATAAAGATCACTGGCTCGGACCTTAAGGTTTGTGGCGATTTCGCACGTTCCCCTCTTGTGGTCATGGCGCTCCGTTGAAATAGTGAGCAAGTCATGCTCATAAGCTTCGCGCTGGATCGTCTCGGCCAGATAATCCTCAAATGTGCCTTCTCTCTCATAGTCTTCCAGCAAACCTGCGTCGCGCATGGTTTCCAGAATGTCTTCCTCATAACGAGAATATATGGTCACCCCACGCGTGGCCAGCACTGCGGCCAACACCTGAGCGGTTTGTGTTTGAGAGATGGCCTCATCAATATAGTCATCTGAGATATGCCAAACCGATGCATGATCTTCGTAATTTAAATAAACGAAACTTTCGCCTGATATTCCCAGCTCACGTAACGTATTTACTATTTTTCCCATTGTCGCTCCCTAAATTAAAAATTAAGACACCTGTTGCCCGTGCCTTCCTGCGGCTTATATCATTGATTATTTTTGGTATTCTGGATTTCAAGACGCAGGTCTTGCGCAAGTGTTTTGGCCTCCTGCATTGCCTTTCGAACGCGGGTGCCAGCGGCATTGTTTCCCCGATCGCAAAACTTATCATAATCTTCCCTGGTCTCGACCAGGAGAGAAATAAGTTGTTCCAGTAAATTGTCTTCAGTACTCATTATAACTCCTATAAAATTTGAGGCACCTGATAACCCTGTGCCTCCCTGTGGGGGGGATGATTAGAGAGCGCCAAGCTCTGCGAAAGCGTCGTCAACAGCGTTGCTGTCGCCTTCCTTGCTACCGTACTTCGTAGTCTCACTACTCACCGTCTCCGGGTCATCAACATGAGAATTGACGAAGGTATCAAGAATCGTCTGCACATCGGCAGTCGTCTTTCGCTCAAACAGACCAGAAAAATCTGGGATACTACCCAAAAGCTCTGCGCACTTTTCGGGGGTCAACTCCTCGCAAAGAGGGGAGGACCGGCGGCGAGGCACCAGCTTTGTCTGGGGGAAGGAAGCGCCAGGAGGCTTTCCATAGGTCATTGTGAGATCCGTGCCGGTCTCGGTGTCGGTGATATCACCATACTCTGGGTTAAGCACGAGCGTCAGGAGGTTTTCATAGGCAGTCTTGCCGTAACCCCAGATACGCACTCCACGCTCTTCCTC